CATAACTCTTATAAAGTGAGAGATAGTTTCACCAAAGATTTCTATTTTTTTTACTTTTATCAATTTCCTAATAATCTTTGTTGAAAATAAGTATAGTTTATAAGAAGTTATGACAAATTATTGATTTAAACTGTTATTTATTTAGACCCCATAAAACTCTCATCTTTATCTCTTATGGTAAGCATAATAGTCATTTGAGGGTCATTAATGGTTATAGGTTGATAATTGGTTCCAAGAAATTGAATTCTTAATTCATTGTATGTACCGTCTATTAATCTATTCCACATAAAGTTTGGCGGGCGTTCCGTTATTTGTTCTCCAACCGCTACACTTGAAGTAATAGAATAAATTATTGAAGATGGAACTGAGTAAGGATTGTTAATATTTGATATTGAAACATACAGAGAAGAATTAGGCTGTACGTTTGGAAATGTATTTGACAAATATGATAAAGTACCAAATCCATCTTTAGCAACATAATTATTTGATTGGGTTGGACTTGGTGGAACATAACCATTAGCTGTATTAGGGTTAGATGAAAAACCTGCTGTATATCCAACAATACTGTTAAAATTAGCAGGGAAAGAAACAACAGGATTAAATGTATTAGTAGGATATCCTGGAAAATTAGCAGGTTGGGAATATCCAGCAGGAAGAGATGTAGGAACTTGATAAGTATTTAATTGAATAGCGTATCTAACGGGATTAACTTCTAATTCCAAATAATAAACATATTGTCCGTCTCCGTTAATTAAATATGTTCCATTTTGAATACATACAAATTGTATTAACTTGTTTATTTGTTCTATTTCATAAACACCATCTGGAATATTAATATTATATGTAGTAGAAACACCACCTACAACCCAAGTATATGTGAATAAATTATTACCTAAAGATTGAGTAATATTGAACCAGGAATAATACATTTGAATTGATGAAACAGCTATATATTTATCTTTAAATACAATAGAATTTGGAAAGTTATAAACTAAAGTATTATTATGACCGTCTTGTATTATATTGTTTTGATTGAGAACTATCACAAACATTATTATATATAGTATATAATATTATCTATTTAAATAAAAAAAATTCTTAAACCAAGTGCTTAATTTTTCTAGGTTTTAGAACTCTTGACTTTTTACTAAAACCCGTGATTTGTCTTGAAACGCCTTGTTCTGCAGGTTTCATAATTTTACCATTTGCGTCAAGAGCTACAGAACCACCAGTTATATTTGATTTCAAACCAAGGTCATTTGGTATATTAGAACCACCAAAAAAGAATGGTTGTTGGAAGCCTTCACTTCTCATTTGTGGTATATCATTACTCATAAAAGGGTATTGAGGTTTAATCCAATTACCATATATTCCACTCATTATATCAATATAGTACTGTATTAGTATATATTTATATTTTATTTATTTTAAAACTATAGCTATATATAGATTATATATAACAATGGCAACTTATCAACCACCAGATGATATAGACCCTATATTTAATCCTTTTAATTTTAAAAAAGTAGAAGACCAAGCACTTACACCATCAACAGCTGATAAATTATATTTAAAATATCCTAACGCTCAAGGAACCGAAAATATGGCAACAATGAATGTTGGAGGAGTAGCAACATTTTTAAATGAAGCGATATTTAATGACCCAGTTGAAATTAACAATACAGCTGTTATAACTGGTGATACAACATTTAATGAACCAGTGGGAAACACAAGTGAAGTAATATTTAATGAACCTGTAGAAATAAATGAAACACTTACAGTAAATCAAACAACAACAATTGTAAATGATGTATTGAATAATAGTATAGCAAATTTGAGATTAGAAAATTCATCTACAGGCGGTGTAGTTAATTTTTTAACAAGCACAGCGAATGGCGATTATTCTTATGGAGTTCAAGAAGGACAAGAAGGAATAGCATTTAATAGTTCTGCTTTCATAACTGTTGATGGAAGTCAAACTAACAGCGTTCAATTAAACCCTAATCAAGTAGCATTATGGGCTGGTGGTTCCGCTGTAGCTCAACCAACATCATCAATAACTACTGATGGAACAAATAATATTTTAAATAATGATACAGGTTATACAATTGTTAATAGTTCTAACCCTTCACAATCTACATTAAGCACTTTTAATGTAAAAGATACAACAACAGGTAACTTATTATCATTTTTAATGAACCCTACAGCAGGTGCATATAATCCTATGACACAACAATCTATACCTATAATATCAAATAACACTCTTGATAATAGTTCAAATTTACTTATTACAGTATGGAGTGCTACATCTACAGGACTTAAAATATCACCATCATCAATACTTATGGGTGCTGGTGGTTCTTCATCCACTCCAACTTCTTCTGTTAATTGTAATGGTTCAACTGTTGAAGTTGAACCTTCAATTACTTATCCAACTGGTAGAGTTCAAAATGACGCATTTACAGGTGCTGGAAACTTGGCTGGTTCATATACAAATGCTAATTTGACTGTAAATTCAAACGGACAAATAACCGCTTTATCAAATGGTACATCTTCTATTACTCCTACACTTCCTTCTAGTTGGTGTTATTATGAAAACTACACAGGCGCATATCCACCAACTGTTAATTTTCAGTTTAATGGAGCTAGTTGGGGTCAAAATGACTATTTTACAGTTCAATTTCAAATAGGTATGGAATGGGGGACTAAAACTAATGGTTATTATCCTAATTATTCATCACTTGTTGGATATGTTGATTTTTATCCTTGGAGAGTTGCTGGTGGTAGTACAACACCAATATCAGGTGGTATAACACCAGCTAATATTAATAATTCAATTGATGGTAATTCATCATATAATTATAATAATGCTACATATGCTCCAAGGAATAGATATTATTGGACTTATGGAACATCATTTCAAGGAGCCTCTCAGGGTGTTTATTTATATAGTAATTCTAATCAAGGAACTATAGCGTTTATAATACCAAACCCTAATGGTAGTTATTCTAATTTACCATTTAATCTTTCTCAATCATATACAATTGTCAATAAAGGAAACGGACAATCAATAACAATGGAAAATCTTAATGCTTATACATATTCTGGTTCTTATGGTTTTTAATATTTTTTATTTAAATACTTGTTTATATATACTATATATAATAAATGGGTGAAGAATTTAAAAAATACGAAACGATATATACAAATTATTTTAATGAACCTACAATTCCAGATAAGAAATTGATTTTAAGCGGACAAAACCAAGATTTAAAACTTTTATATGATATTAATACAAGTCAAAAAACATTTAAAATATATTCCGGTGGAATGGAACATTTTGATGGTGTTAATACATACAATACACCACTTCCTAGATTATGTTTAATGGATGTTTTAACTAAATCCTTATTGGTTCCTCCTGACAATTCAACCCTTAAAGTTGGTAATAGACTATACCTTGAAAACGGAGTTAATAATCTACAAATGTCATATAATTCAATAAATTCAACCACTGCTGTTTCATTTAATAATCTTCCTACTTGTGCGGTTGTTCCTTCATCAGCTTCTCAATTGGTTAATAAAGCATATGTTGATGGTATCATTGGAACATCTAAATCAATAATAGGTGGTTTTGCTAAAGATATTAAAAAAAGTTTGACTGTTTATTTTGGTTTGTTTAGTGGTAGTTTTAATGATTTTTCAGCATCAAATAATGAACTAGATTGTCCTAGCATTATTCCATATGATTGTTCTGTTAAAAACCTATATATTAACTTATCTAATAGCGCTGGTTCTGTTGGTGCTTCTTATACTTTTACTGTAAGAAAAAATGGTGTTGATACTAGTTTATCAGTTGTTGTTAATGATGTTTCAACATCTGGAAGTAATATTGTAAATAATGTATCATTTCTCCAAGGTGATAATTTAACTATTGGAGTAGTACCATCATCACCAACACAACCAAATGATAATTTAGAGGTTAGATGGACTATGGGAGTGTTTTAAAAAATATAATTACTATTTAAATATTTAGGACTTATATTAATTATAATATAATGCCTGTTGTTTTATCTATTGATACAAGTTTATCCTCTCAAGAAGGAGTTCATTTAAAATGGGAAATTAGTGGTCTAACTTCTCCTCTTAAAGAAGCTTCCTTGATTATGACTAAAACTGGAGTAAGCGATAGTATGAGCCTTTTGAGATTAGACCCTCTTGTTTCATCTCATTCTTTACTTAATCTTGATTTAGCTACTGAATATGTTTTTATCATTCAAGTTGTTGATAGTGCTGATGTTGTTGAATATTCCAATACTCTTTCTACTCTAACTAGAACCACTATGACTGCTCCTGTTATTAAATCTATCTATGGTATTCACGATGGTTTGGTTGTAGAACTTGAACCATCCTCTAATACTCTAAGTGAAGGAGATAAAGTTGAATTTGTCTTGAGAAAGAATAGAACTGAATTATTCTTCATTGTTAAAGATTATAGCGCTGATAGAGTTTATACTTTGTCTGCTGTTGATAATGTTCTTTTATCTAATAACAATTTGTATAAAGTAGCCTGTATGTTCCAACCTGCTAATGGTGTTGCTAGTGATTTATCAACATCTGTTGATGCTGAGCCAACCAATCTTCCAAATGTTCCAACTATTGTAAGCTTGACTGACCCCGATGAACCTGATTTAAGCCTTGATATTAGTTATTCTGCCCCTGTTGATTTTGCAGAATGGTCTGATAATTACTCTGTTAATATTTACTATTCTCAATCATCATCCGCTACTCCTGAAGAAATGGATAAACTTACATTTGCTAAGAGTGATGCTGACGCACAAAATGGTTTTTATAGATTATCTGTTCCTGTTAGTGCTAGATGGTATATTAAATTATCTTACACCAATAGATTTGGTGAAGGTGAAATTGCTAGTTCAAATATTTATATTAAAGGAATTCCTGATAACTACCCAAGTGCTCCTGTTGTTAATGCTGGAGATGCTTCTGTTGAAGTTGTAGCTCCTCTTGGAGGATTGGATGATAATGGTTCTCCAATCACACAATTGGATTTTGAAATTAACCGTGTCACACCAACTTCTTCAAGAGCTATATTTTCTAGAGATATTACTGAAGATGGAAAATATACATTTTCTGTTGTTAATGGTGATGATTATAATTTTAGAGTTAGAGCTAGAAATGCTGTAGGTGCATCTGCTATTTGGTCTCCTGTGTCTGCTACAGTTTCAGCACACGGAGAACCATCATTAGTTCTTGCTTCCGTTGTTGATAAAACTATCACTGTTTCATATTCTCCTAATGGTTTGCCTCTTAAATCTCTTCAATGTGTAGCTATTGATACTGACCCATCAACTGATGAATTGACTGCTGATAGTATGCTTAAATCTGCTACTGTAAGCTCTGATAGAACTGGTACTCAAACTTATGCATTTGAATTTACTTTATCATCTGCTATTCTTAAATATATAGTCATTTCTACTAATGATGATAATAATCATCACGGTTCTGCGGCTGTTAAATACATAGTTGAAGTCTAAAAATATAATTACTATTTAAATATTTAGGACTTATATTAATTATAATATAATGCCTGTTGTTTTATCTATTGATACAAGTCTAGCCTCCAAAACTGGAGTTAATCTTAAATGGGAATATTCTGGATTGACTGAACCAATTAAAGAAATTGCTGTTTCATACTCAAACAATGTTTCTGCAGGAACTATTAAATCATACCAAGTCCATCCCGCTTCAATGGAATACTTGCTTCCTATTCCTGATGAACTTACTCTATATATTATTTCTATTCAAGTTGTTGATGATGCCGGAAATTCTCATTTTTCTAATTCCGTCCAATACACATCACCTGCTGAATTAGATGTTCCTCAATTTATCACAACTACAACTCCTTGGTATGGTATTCACAATGGTCTTGTTATTTCTCTTCAATCAAATTCTGCTTTAGCTGTTGGTGATACTGTTGAATTTGTATTGAGAAAAAATACTTCCGATTTGTTTTGGATTGTTAAACCTTACTCTCCTTCACAAGTATATACTTTAACCGCTGCCGATAATGCTTTATTATCTAATAATAATATCTATAAAGTTGCTTGTATGTATCAACCAAGTGAATCATCACCTTACGGTATTGCTAGTGATATGTCTGCTACTATTGAAATGGAACCAACCAATCTTCCTGATGCTCTTTCTTCTGCTACTTTGAGCTCTCCAATTTCTTCTCTTGGTGTTGTTTCTTTCCAATACACTCCTCCTGCTGATAAAGCCGAATGGTCTGATAATTATTCCGCTCAAATCTTTTTATACAAAGAAGGTGTATTATTACAAACTGTTGATGTTGCTAAAGATGCTGATAATGGAAGTTATGAATGGTCTGGTCTTGAAGCTAATAAAACCTATACTGTTGATATGAAATACACAAATAGATTTGGTTTAGGTGCTGGTCTTGATGTTCTTCCTTCTGCTTTTGTTAAAGGTCTTCCAAATTCATTTGAAGAAGCACCTGTTGCTATTGCTGGAGACGAACAAGTATTTTTAATTATTCCTCCTCTTCCTGCTAATAATGGAAGTGAAATTACTCATCTTTACATTTTGATTGGTGGATTAGCTGGAATAAGAACTATTGCTGTTGATACTCTTGTTGATGGTGTTGCTACTTTAGCTGTTCCTAATGGCCTTCAACTTAAATTCTATATTAAAGCTGTTAATGAAGTTGGTCAGAGTGCTAATTGGTCTCCTCTAAGTAATACTGTTATTTGTTTTGGAGCACCAAGCCTTGCTGCAGCTATTGACGGTAAAACCGTTGTTGCTACATACACACCTAATGGTCAAAAACTTGATGCTATTTCTTGTGTAGCTGTTGATAGTGATTTTTCATCTGCTGAAGCTTCTAGTATTTTTGTTACTCTTGCTCCTCAATCAAACTTAATGGGTGCTACTACTTATACTTTTGATTTTTCTTCATTTAGCGGAGATGTTAGCAAATATATTGTTATTGCTGTTGATGCTTCACACTCTAAAATAGTTAATACTTTTTAATTGAATGAGTTTTATACAACGCACATAAAAATAAAATCATAATATTAATTATATAATATATATTATGAACGATGCTTGGGATATAGATAGTGAAGAAATCCTAGAAAATTTAAGGATTAATTCACACAATTTAGCAATTTATCATAAAGAACAATACTATTATTATAAGAACTCATTGAAGTATTTTAAAATACCTATAATTATTTTATCATCAATTACATCTGTTGCTTCTGTTGGTATGGCAACATACATATCACAAGAGGATGTAAGCTTATTTACTTGTTTAATGAGTTTATTTAGTGCTATTATTGGAAGTATTGAATTATATTTAGGAATTCAAACTACAATGGATATTTCAATAGATGTGAGCCGTCAATATCAAATATTAGCTTATGACATTTATAAAACATTAAGTCTTAATAGAGAGCATAGAAGTATAAGTGGAAAAGATTATTTAGAAGAGAAATTCAAAGATTATTTAAAAATAACCGAAAGCGCTTCTTTAATCATTGGTAATAAAGTTCCTGATGCTTTAGCACCAATACCTGATAAGTATAAAATGAATGTATCAAGCTCTTTATCAAAAATGATGAAAGCATCACCAAAGGTTAAAAAATATTTATCACCTGAACCTAAAGTTCCAATTTTTAAAGATATTGAAATGGTTAATGCAAAAGATGATGCTTCCAATGGTTCATCAGTATTTAGTGTTGAAAGTGATAAGAATATGATTTAAATATTTATAGATTATTTATACTATATATTATGCTTCCATCACATCACGATATTCAATATTTAAACGAAACAGTGAATGATATGTACATTATAAAACAAGTAAAAAAACAAAATAAAATAATACAAATAGTTTTATGTTTATTACTATGCACTGTTATAGCCGGATTTGTTATGATAATTTTTTTCTAGTTTAAATCAAGAATTTGTCATAACACTTATAAAGTGAGAGATAGTTTCACCAAAGATTTCTTTTTTTTTTACTTTTACCAATTTTCTAATAATCTTTGGTGAAAATTACTATAGTTTATAAGAAGTTATGACAAAAAACCTATTTAAAGAAATATATATTGTATATAATTATATATGAACGAAAAACAACTATTTGAAGATAATAAAGTCTTATTATGGGGAGTACGCCAAGCTAATAAGAAACTATTAGAAGAATACGATAAAGGAAATAAAAACCCTCATTCAAGAAAGAGAAAAGAAGAAGAAAATATTAAAGAGACGAGCTCTTTAATACCAAAGAAACAAGTTAAAAGAGTTTTTGACCCTGAAGCTGATTATAGTGTTGAAGACCTACCATTTCTTGAGAGTGAATACGAACGATTAGAAGATGAATTATCAAAAGTAGAAGATTTAGAGAAAATGGATGAATTGGATGAAATACAAGAAAAAATTATTAATCTTATTGAAGGATTAAAACATATGTTAAGATTACAAGGTAAAGGAGTTCATAACATTCCATATAAACCCTCTGTAGAACATTACCATTTACAAGAATGGGAACCTCACGGTGAAGATAGTTTTTATAATAATAGAGTTAAATCACATAGTGAAGCTAAAGGAAAAGGATTTAAAAAAGGAAGTCCTGAAGCATTAGCTCAAGCTGAAAAAATGAGAAAAGCTAGAGAAGCTAAATATCCTAAAGTAGAAAAAACACCAGTTGTTAAAAAGACTAGTAAAGCTAGAGTTGAGAAAGGAAGTGAAGAAGCTAAAGCACTATCTCAAAGATTAGCCGAAGCTAGAAGAAAGAAAGCTGAAGAGAGAAAGAAAAATGAACCAGTAAAACAAGAACCAGTAAAAAAATCATCATTGAAACCTTGGTATTATTTAGGAGATGTACCAAAAGGATATAGAGAAGCTACAGAAGACGAAGCTATATTCAATCATAAAGTGAGTAAATACGGAAAATATGTTGTTGATAAAACGAAATATGAAATGTTTGAATTATATGGATTAAGACTTACAAGAGAACATAGTGATAGAGATTTAACATTTGCTTTAAATGGAACTAAAAAGAGAATTATGAAATCACTACAAGAAATTGAAATATTAAAAACAAGAGTTAATAGTGATAAATATTCTAAATCCAAAGAAGACAATGAAGAAAAATTAGAAGACGAAGAAAACAAACGAAAAATGCTTCAAGCTGGTTGGAATTGGTTATTCAAAGAATATTGTCAAAGAAATAACAAAGAGTATGTAAAACAAAAATTTGAACTACCAAAGAAAGAAGTTATAACTCCAACAAAAACTAAAATAATCCGTTCAACCAAACCAGTTCATAAAGACCCTAGAAGAGAAATTACTGAATTAGAATTTCAATTAGGTGATAAAGTTTTTACTCTTGACGCTAAATACTTTAATGATGAACTAAAATTACTTCCTAAATATGCTAAATCATTATTCAAGAAACAAATTATTTTAGAACCAAAACATTATATGGAAGAAGATATAAATAAATATTTTGGTAAATATATTAAAGAAATTAGAGGAAGTGGTGTTTTATCATTTGATGGTTTAAAAGATGCTTTTAAAGGTTTTCAATGGGCTACTGAAAGAGCTATTAGTAGTGCTAAAGGTTATGTATTTGGAAGAGGTGATGCTCTGCCTCCAGAAGGAGAGAAAATATTAGCTGAATATGCTGACCAACCAATTATAAGCGCTTATGTTAATAGAAATCCAGTTCAACAAGGTATTACTGAAGTTATGAACGCTTTAACATTGGGTAAATTTAAGAAAAGAATGGAGCGTAAATCAATAGACCAATTATTCCATTTAGCCCTTATTGTTAAATTACAAAATGGAAAAAGTGTGGTATTGGAAAAGAATGAAAAAATCAATGTATCATTAAATACCAAGAGACCAAAAGACAGTCATAGAATGGGTGTATTAGTACCTCAAGGAATTACTCTTGGTTCATTGATTGAAGGTGGTAAAAGTATTTTAGGTGATAAATTCTATACTTATGCGGCTGTTGATAATAATTGTCAAGATTTTATAATGGCTTTATTGAAAGGTTCAAATATGGGAGATGCTGAAGTTTATACATTTGTAAAACAAGATACAATGGATTTATTTAAAGGTTTTGGATATTTAAAAAATATAAGTAATACTGTCACTGATTTAGCTGGTAGAATGAATGAAATAGTATTAGGCGCTGGTTTAGGAGCTGTAGAAGGAGAAGGATTTGTTAATAGAGTTCCTGATAAGAGCGAAAACCATATAGTTCAATCAATTGTATTTATGAGAGACCAAGGATGGACTGTTCCTCAAGCTAAAAAATGGTTGAAGGACAATGATTATTTTTATGATGAAGTTGATAAGAAACCAAATCAAATTAGATTTAGACAATATAATCCCGAAGACTTGAAAGTCAAAAGACACTATATAAGTGAAAAGATAGAGCATAAAGGTAAAGAGATTATATTAGTTATATCTATGAAGAATATGGAAGGTGGGAAAATTAATTGGAAAAAGATGAATAAAATTTCTCAATCTCTTAATAAAGCAAACCCTGCGATGTGGATGGTTAAAGATAAAAAAACGAGTAAAGTTGGTAAAGATTTTGGTTCCACTGCTGGTAAAGCTAATAGAGCAGGTGCTCCAGGAGCAACTCAAATTAATCCAATGCACCAATTTATGAATACTCGTGCAGGACAAAAACTAGGTATTCAACTAGGTGAAACAACTGATGATTATTTACTTCCAGCGACTGTAGAAGCTGGTAAGCCTTTATATTATGGCGCTGCAATGACAGGTTCAACAATGGCTACAGGTAATCCTTACTTGGGTATGATGGCTGCAAAACAACTGTGGAATACAATGGGTGCTGAAAACGACCCTTCTAAAAATCAAAAGAGTAAAGAGTTGGGTATAGCTTCTAAAGTTGTTGGAACTGTTGGTGCTAAATCTCTTGGTATGGGTGTTAAGAAGAGAGGAAGACCAAGAAAAGTTGTTAAAGTTCAATTTGAAGAACCATTGGAATATCAAGAATATTCTCATACACCTAATAAAAGCTTGGAACAATTGATAAAGGCTAGATTGAGAAAAGGAGATAAACAATTCAAGAAGGATTTAATAGAGATTATTAGAAGAGTTAAAGAGGGAATGGGGATTGGAGGAATGATTAGTGATGATGAAAGTGATGATGAATTAGCCGAAATATTTGGTAATATAGGTATTGGAAGTAGTAGAGATGATGAAAGAGAAAGAGCTGCAGCACCTACAACTATTAAACCATCACCAGTAATTGTGAGAAGACAGCCTGCATCATCTTCATCTTCCTCTTCTAAAACAACAGGAAAGCGTAAAACAGAAGGTGAAGAAAGCAAATCAAAGGAACAAAAACAAGGAACTGGTTTAGGTAAAAGACCACCTAAAGGAAGTCCTGAGATGCGTGAGTATATGGCTAAACTACGCTCAATGAGAAAAAAATAGTTTAAATCAATAACCATTTATATAATATATGGCTTGTAAATATGACAAATTTTGTATATATAAAATATATCAACACTCAAACCCTGATGTTGTTTATATTGGTTCTACTACAGATTTTAACAGTAGAAAAAGTAATCATAAAAAGAATTGTTCTAACAAAGTAAGTAAAAAGTATAAATACCCCTTATATCAATATATACGAGCTTGTGGAGGATGGGACACCTTTATTTTTGAAAAAGTAGAGGATTATCCTTGTAAAACAAGAGGGGAAGGCTTGACTAGAGAAAAAGAACTAATCAAACAATATGATGCTAAACTAAATGTTATATATTGTAAATAAACTGACATAAACATATATTCATATATAATTATATAGTAATGAAAAAAAATCATTTTGTAATGGGGTATTATGGGAATAAAAGACAAGAAGTAGGAAGGTTGTATGATGTTATAAAAGATGACATTGGAAAGTTTAAAACGATTGTTGAACCATTTTGTGGTACAAGTGCTTTTTCTTATTATGTATGGTATAACAACCAAGATAAGAATATAAAGTATATTTTAAACGACAACAATAAAATGTTAATAGACCTATATAATACCATTAAAGACGATAATAAACGAGTTGAACTATATAATAAGTTATGTGAAATTTTAGAAGGAGTAAAGAATAAAGATGATTATTTAAAAGTAGTAAATAAAGCCGATGAAGATTTAGCGAGTTATTGTTTTGTTAATAAGATTTATAGCATTAGACCTAAATTATATCCAATTAATAAGGTTTTTACAGCGGAAACTCTTAAAAGTTTTATTGAAGCTCCTATCATTCAATTTCTAAAGAATGCTAATATAGAAATTAGGAATGAAGACGCTATTAAAGTTTATGGAGATTTTAAGAACGATAAAAAAGCGCTTATATTTTTTGACCCTCCTTATTTAGCAAGTGAGAATAGTTGGTATAATTGTCCGTCAGTCAATGTATATGAATATTTGAATGAAAACGATATTAAAAAGGAAAAGGCATTTATAATGTTATGCCTTGAGAATAATTGGATTATTAGATTACTGTTTAAAAATAACCAAACAATAACATATGAGAAAAAATATGAAACAACTAAAAAAACAACAGAACATATAATTATAATAAATAAAAAAACTTAAATATATCCACACATATATTATTATAAAATGGAAAACGAATTTGAAAAATTAGAAATTATTGAAGATATGGAATTAGTTGTAAAACCAACTCCAGAGAGTAAAATAAAAATAATGGATGATGGATTTAAATATACAGATGAAGATTTGACTGTAGATGGTTTATTTACTAAAAAAGCTAATATGCGAAGATTGGAATATTTAGATAGTTTATATCCTATTGAAACTAACGAAAACACAGAAAGAATACAAATGACAAAAAGAGTTATAATGTTATGTTTAAACCAAATGGGTTTAGATGTTATGACTAATACTTATTCATTAAGTGATAAACAAAGAAAAGCACTTCAAAATCTTATGCATAATTATGACGATATTGACCCAGAACTTATAAAATTAGAATTCAATGCAATGGTTAATGATGAAATTTTTAACGGAAAGCGTGATTTGAGTAAAGTTCCTATTTTTAAATAAAAAAATTTAAATTATAGAGTATTCATTATATTATATAATACAATGAGTACAGGACAACCGAATAGAACACAAGCAGATATGAATAGACATAATAATGAATTCTTGGAGAATTTGAGACTTCAAGCAAAGATTAATCAACAAAATTTGGAAGCTAATAGAGCTTATCAAGAAACAGGAACACTTCCTCCAACAACTCAAATGTTGGATACAAGAACAAATGCTGAAAAATTAGCCGATGTTGAAAATTTGAAACAATCAATAGTATTGGCTATGGCTCCAATAGCTGAACCTCAATTTGCTACAGCTGTAGTTCAACAAGTTTTGTCTAGTCCTTTAAATGTTGGAGGAATGTTAATTAGATGGTTGGCACAAAATATTGAAAATATGGTTCAAGTATTAAAAAAGAAATACGCTATTGGTATAGCGGGAGACCAAACAGATGTTAAAATATTAGTCCAATTCATTGAAAAATCATTTACTGAAATGAGACAATCAATGAGTTCATTTAGTGATTATGTTAAATCAACTACTGGAACATCATCTCAAAGTAAAATATTAACGCCTCAAGATGTAGGATTGATAATTCAACAATTACAAAATATGGTGGGTCAATTAAGAGGACAACAAGGAACCAATGTATTTTTACTAGCACACGATGACCTTATTGATGATTTAACATTTTTAGGTAGTGTTATACCTTCTCAAGATGTTTTAAATGAGTTAGTAAGTATTATAAACAGAAATAATTTTGATTTTTATGGTGAAGATAATGAAGATTTGGCTGAAGTATATGACCTATTAGAAAAACTGCCTAAAATGTATATTATTCAAGGTTTGATTGATAAAATAAAAAGAGAGTTAGAAAATGAAAATTATAGATTAGCAGGTGATAGTATTAGACAAATAAAAAATCAAATATCACAATTTACTACTCCTGAAGCTAGAAACAGTCTTCAAATATTTAAAAATAAATTTAAAGATAGAGCTCAAGATTTAGAGACTAAACAAAGAGCATCAGCTAATATGATGATGAGACAAGAAATTAAAGATATGGATGAAAGAGAAAGAAATTTAGCAAACGCTCAAAAAGTATATGTTATTAATCCATTGGAAGACCCTGTTTATACGAGACAAGAAGGACAAGCTCAAAATATTCCGATGGGTATTCCTCAAGAACCAAATAGACCAAATATAGCTGAAAGGAGCAATATTTTTGATAGATTTCAAGCTTTACCACCATACAGACAAGAAGAAATATTAAATGAAACAGGATTTGATAATATTTGGGATTTAACTAATGCCATAAGAAATAATCTAATTGATGAAAGTATTATTGGATTTGGATTAAGTAAAAGAAGAAGAGGAAGACCTAAAGGTGGAGCTATTACTGTAGCCCCTAAACCTCAAATGTATATAGGTTTTGGAGTAAATCAAATTAACCAAGAAAAACTAAAGGAAGGGTTTTTTAAAATTAGAAGAGGTTCAAAAGCTCCTTATAATGAATTTCCAACAAGAAGAATAAGTCCTAAATTGACAAATATTTTTAAAACTATTGTTGGTGGAGGTGTTCCTAAATATAATGATTTAGCTTCTTTAGATGATGAGGAAAAAGACTATTTACATAAGATTATAAGCGTTTCTAAACTTGAAGATAAATTAAGTATTCCTGCACCTTCAAAGGATAAAGAAGAAAGAGATATTAATCAATTTGAAATAATGAAAGGAGAAATAATGGCTGGAAATGATAATAAGGAAATGATTAAAAAGTTTAAGTTATTGATTGTCAAATTATCTAAACAAGGATTATTAAAGAAAGCTCAAGTTAATGAACTACTTGAAGATTTAATTATGTTAGGCTATTAGATTTTAAAAGAAATTAAACACATAATGATATATAAATTATATAATAATGAGGAAGTGTCCGTTTGGATTAAATATATTATACAATAAAGAACCAGTACAAGCACCACCATCAAGAGGAACAACAGATTTTGATGAAGTTGTAGCTCCTAAGAAAAAAGAGCCTGTTAAAATGGTTGATGACATTGTAAATAAAAAAGTTATGGAGACTAGAAAAAATATTCCAGTTAGAAATGGTGGAAGTATTATAAATTTTTATGAAGTAATACCAAAAAAATATTTGGATGAAATAGATAATCCTAATGTTAATATTCATCATCTTGAAATACCATTTAGAATGTGTGTAGTAGCACCATCAGGAAGTGGTAAAACTAATTTTTTAATGAACTTGTTAAAAGTATTTAGTCAAGGGAAAGGAACATTTGCGGATATAGCAATAGTGACATCTAATAAAGATGAACCATTGTATAACTGGGTTAGCGGTGAGAATGAAAGAATTAAAGTAAGTGAAGGTATGGCTTCAACACCAAAACTTGATGATTTGGATAAGAAAGAAAATCACTTGGTAGTTTGGGATGATTTAGTTTTAAACAAAAACCAAGATGCCGTAGAAAAATTTTATATGAGAGCTAGAAAGAGGAACTGTAGTGTAGTTTATTTAAGTCAGTCATATTATGATATACCAAAGTTTATAAGAAAGAATAGCAACTATTTGGTTATATTGAATTTAGGAGGTTCTAAAAGAGAACAAACAGCTATATTGAATGAATGGGGTACAGATTTAGATAGGGATGAATTACAAGCTATATATCAAGATGCAACATCGGAGCATATGAGACCATTAATCATTAAAGGTGGTAAATCAAAAAGAAATGAGAAATATAGGAAGGGTTGGGATGATTATTATAATTTAGATGAATTCTTAAAGGATATACCAAGAACTAAACCAAAGAAGGTTTATAAAGCAAAGAAAGGGGAAGAAGAATATAGTGATAGTGATTAGTTTAAATCAATAATTTGTCATAACTTCTTATAAACTATATTTATTTTCAACAAACAAAAGTAAGAAATTATAAAAAGTAAAAATTCTAGAAATCTTTGGTGAAACTATCTCTCACTTTATAAGAGTTATGACAAAAAACCCATTTAAAGGAATAGCACCATATATTTGTAAGAGTACAATTTTCCTATATATTTTATATATAGATTTTGGGATTATATAATCTCTAAATCCATTTAAGGAATTATTAATATTAATATTTATATAATGAGCGTATTTGAAAAACTATTAAAAGAAAAGAGACCTACTCTTTCTAAATCTTCTCTTAAAACTTATGAAAGTATTTTAAGAAACCTTTATAGCAAAGTATTTGATAAAGAAACACCAGATTTAAAAGATTTTGATAAAACAACTAATATTATTAATTATCTTAAAGACCTTCCTTCAAACAAAAGAAAAACCATTTTATCCGCTTTAGTCATTATAACAGATAAAAAAGAATATAGAGAACTTATGTTAGATGATATAAAGAATTATAATGAAGAACAAGCTAAACAAACCAAAACGGAAACACAAGAAGAAAACTGGGTTGATAAAGACCAAATGATGAAATTATATGATACTTTAAGAAAGAACGCTAATATTCTATATAAAAAGTCTAAACTAACCCAAGCCGATTTACAAGATATACAATTGTTTATTATATTGAGTTTATTTAGTGGGTTCTTTGTTCCTCCAAGAAGAAGCAAGGATTATGTTAAAATGAAGATTAGAAATGTTGATACTAAAACTGATAACTATATTGATAAAAACGAATTCATTTTTAACGATTATAAAACCGCTAAAACTTACGGACAACAAAAACTTGAAATTCCTAAAGCTTTAAAGACTATAATAAACAAATGGGCTAAATATAATCCTACAGATTACTTGTTATTTGATACATCATTAAATCCTTTATCAAGCGTTAAACTAAACCAAAGATTAAATAAATTGTTTGGTAAAAAGGCAGGAGTTAATCAAATGAGAAAAACATATTTAACCGAGAAATATGGAGATTTAATTGAAACTAAAAAAGCCTTACAAAAGGATATGGCTGATATGGGTTCTTCTACAATTCAAGAACCAATATATATAAAGAAATAAATTTTAAAGTTTAGTTATATAGTATATTATATTATATAAATGAATTTTTACGATAGAGATATTGACGGGTATATAAGCGGAGCACCTAATCCTTATCATTATGTTAATAGTCCTTGGGGTAAAATGACAGATGGTATGATTGGTGGAACCATTAGAGATGGTAAATTTATAGGGTTGGATAAAAGCGAATTAGATAAATTAACAGAACAAGAATTAAGAGATTTGTACGACCAAAATTATAATTCATTTTATTCAATAATTGGTGATGATGAAGATTTGGATGAAGAACAACAATGGATAAAAAAACAAATTGATGATGAAACTGAATATATTGAAAAAAGACTTGATGAAATTGAAAGAGAAGAATTAAATATAATAAATCAAGAAAATAAAAAAAGAGCTAAAGAACATTATGAAGGAAAACTTAAAGAAAAAATATTTGAAGGGTTAAAAGAACCATATAATGAAATGAAAGAAAAGGAAGAAATATCTAAAAAACATTATGAAAAAAATTTGATTAGTAAATTTGGAAAACCTTTTATTGAAAGTTTGGAAACTGATAAATTAATGGATTTAGAATATTTTAAAACTGAAAAACCACAAAATGAAATTAGAAGCGATTTTCAAAAAGCAAAAAAGAAAAACAATATTGATTTACCAAATGGTTTATCACTTGAAGAATTAACAATTAAAGATAATGAATGGTCTAAACCTTTGCAAAATATAGTTAATGATAATAGTAATATTACAAAATTAGAAGATGTTGTTAAACAAAATATACCAAAACAATATCACGACCCTAAATATAGAATACTAGTAGGTAATGAATTAAAATATCCTTGGGAATTTACACATATTGATTTAATGGGTAATAAACATTTAACTGATAGTAAAGCATATTTATACACACACGTATGGGAAGGACTTAATATTAATCAATTAAACGAAGCATTTAATAAATATTCTTATAATTTAAGAAAAGAATTAAAAAATACATTAGATAATACAACTGATAAAAAAGATAAAAAAAGAATATTAAACATATTATCTAGTAAAGATGATTTTGAAAAGGAAATTATAAGGAGGAATGATTATCCATATATAGGGATTACAACTGGTAAAATAACAGGTGAAAATTATGGCGCTTATGGTTCATTTCCAACAATGTCATCAAATATTTATACTTTAAATCCAATTACACAAAAAGCATATATTTCAGGTGTTAGATTAAATTATATTTATGTTATGGATGAAAATACTGGAAAACCTAAAAAGATAAATATTAACAAAGATATATTAAAAAATAAGGATATGACATTAAATTATGATTTATTAACTAATGATGGAAGATATGTTTATCAAGTATTAAATGACAATAATTTTAATTATGATAATAATACAAAAAAAGCTAAATTAAATTATAATTTAATTAGAGAAAATAATGTTTTGGTTTATAAAGTATTTCCAAATAAATTTATACAAACAGATATTATGTTATAAATATTTTTTTTAAAAAATATAATATAAAATTTATATTATTTATATTATATATAAATATAAAATGGATGAGTTTGATGCAATGATAAATGCTTATGAATATGATAGAAATCCAACTTTTTCAACATCAAAAGGTTTGAATAAAAAAACAAAAACAATAAAAGAACCAAAAATATATAAAGAAGCAAACATTATGAAAGGAAGAAGCGACCTTAAAAAGAAAGGTGATAAATATACAGTTGATACTGAAATGAATATTAAAAAAGGTTTAGATGCTAAAACTAAACGAGCTCTTAAAAAATCCGTGATGGAAGAACTTAATAAACAAATGAAAGGTGGGGCTATAGTATTGGATTTATCAAGCGATGAAGAAATGGATGGTAAAGGTTTATATGCTGGTAGAGCTAGAAGTAGTGGTAGAGGACTTATTGAAGATTTAAGAAAATTGGAAACAGGAGAAATGACAGCGGATAAATTAATAAATAAATATCCACATTTACGCGATGCTAGATTAGCACTTAATCAAGAAGTATATCCAAGCGAACATACACCTCCATCAACACCATCAGGTTCTCCTACAGAAACTCCTGATGGTACTCCTCCTTCAAGATATAGAAAAAAACAAAAATCTATTAATGCGTCTTTAATTTCAAAAAGACGGGATAATATGCCTCCTCCACCACCACCAGCAGCAGGAACAGGTGTAAAAAGACCAAGAGGGCGTCCTAGAAAAAATCAATTACCATAATAATTGATATGACAAGAAAGCAGGACTATCAGCGGGCATATTACGCCACGCTCTATTCCTTGAAAGGAATTTATCTCTTCTTTCTTCATCTTTGTGTTTGGTGTAATCTTCATAACCCATCTCGCCAAAGTGTATCCATTTATTATTAGTAAATTCACCTCTAATCATATATTTTTTATTTTTACGAGTTGATAATGCCAAATCATAAGGGATGTTGTCAAATAGTTCATCAGCTAATCTTTGAACTTCATTTGGGTTTGAATATTTTAAAAGTTCTTGTGCTTTATTATTCATATTTTAATATTTTATAATATTGAAATATATTTAAATATTAATTATTATATTAATATATTTAAATTTAATAATGATATTAACTATTATATAATGTCATTAATTGATTATTAAGCGTTTAATTAACTAAAATAGCCTTAAAATACATATTTATCTTAATTAAAAATTTTTAATTAAGCTTTATATTACATTTTTATACACTTTTATTAATATTTAGCTTAATTTTCATTTAAACTCTTTAATTATATGTTAATTATATAATTAATAAACATTATAATTTAGTTTTAGCTCTTCTTAATTTATTTATTTTTTTTGATAAGTAATATTTATTTTTTCTTTTAAGCATCTTTTCTTCAGCATAATATTCAGTTAATGCATTATGTTCTATAATAAATAATTTATGTACCTTACTCATTATAATATTTGTTTCATCAATACCTTCAATCATTCTAAACATTTTAAGTTGTTTATATACATTAAACCACACTAGTCTTAATTGTTTTAATACACCCATAAACCTTTTTCTTTGTAATTTAGAATACATCTCATAATATGGTCGCTCATATTCTTGGTGGTCTTCAGTAAAAAATTTAATTTCTTCATCTGGTTCTTGAATTGAATATGACATTTTTGTTAATAATTAAAAAGGGGTCTTTAAATATTTTAATTTGTAATCTATAAATATAAAAACGGCTAGCCGTTTTTATATTCTATAATTAAATGAAAAAGTTTAAGACCCCACTGGTGAAGTCTTTAATTTACAGGAATGTTATTTTTGGTTAAGAACTCATCTAGGTTATGAGTTATAAATGCAGGTTCTTCATAATCTATAACTGCTTGTATAGCTTTTTTAATTTTTTCTTCACTTTTCATAATTTCTATAGCATAATTAAAACATTCCTTTTTATTAAGCATATGTTTAGCTAAACCATATTCTCTAACTAATACTCTTTTATTTTCAACACAAGATATTAAATGTCCTGTTCCTGCTTTGTTCTTAGTTAGTATAAGTTTGGGTTTATTAATTGGTTCTTCATCTTCTATTTCTTCATCACTGTCCCACCATAAAACATCAAAAGAATTTTTCCACTCCATTTTTTATATATACTATATATATTTTATTTCTTAACTCTTATTTTTAATCTTTTCTTTTCTTTAACCGGTTCTTCTTTAGCATTACATAATACTTGACCTAATTCCGTCATATTACATAATTCTTCAAAATTTAAATTAGGTTTTTTAACCACTGGTTTTTCTTCAATCTTTGGTTCTATAATTTCTTCCTTTTTAGGTTTAGATGTGGATTTCTCAATAACTTTTTTTTCTTCCTCATATATGGTAGGGATAATTTCTGGTTCTGCTTTTTTTGACTTTCTGGATTTTTTGACAGGTTCTGTACTTGGTTCTGGTTCTGTTTCAATTACAGGTTCAGGTTCTTTTACTGGTTCTTTTTTTTCTTGTTCTTTCAAAGCTTTCTTTTTAGCATAGTATTCTTTAGCCTTTTGTCTTTTGTATTCAATAAATGCTGGGTCTTTTTCTTTACGCTCTTGATAATATTTTTTTCTTTGAGCGTTTATTTTTTCTTTATTGTTTTCTCTATATTTCAATGTAGCTTTTTTTTGAGCTTCAGTGTATTTAGGCTTTATATCTTCCATTATATAATATATACTAAAAATATATGTCCTTAAATTACTTTTCATTATATTTTACATTAACAGGAATTTTTGTCAAGTCAATACCACTTCCGCTGTCTTCATTAACAATCCTTTTATATTCATCCGTATTCTCAATATCCGTGTCAATAGATTTTCTTAATGTAGGGTCTTCGCTTTGGAAGAAATGTTTTAAAATATATTCATTCTTCTTCCAATCTATTGATTTATTCAAGTCATCAAATAAATCTATAAAGTCATCTATATCTTTATAAAATACTCCTGTTCTACCTCTAAAGAAATTTATAAAATGAGCTAGAGCTAAACAATAAAAACCACAGGCGTTATTCATTAAAGATTGGATATCTTTTGTTTGATATGGTAGATATTTTTTGAATTGTTTTTTAACTTTTGATTTTAATATTTCTGGTGGAGGTTGTCCGTAGCTGTCAAAATAAAAAGGTTCAATTGTTCCATTTGGTGTTTCTTTGACTTGAAGCATAACCCAATGAGTTCCTCCGTTTTCTTGACCGTCCTCTGTTTCACTATCTTGTAAATTAATAATGTATGTTTTATTAGTTTCAATTTTTGGTAGTTCATCTTTGAAATAAACACCTGCTAATGGAACATTCATTCTTGTTGCTAAATCTTCTATTTGATGGTCTGTAAGCATTATATAATTATATAAATATATACTGTCATAATCTTAAATTATTTTTTATAATAATTTATTATTTCTTGTCTTTCATTTTTATCAGTATAAGTATGAAGTCTTAAATATACTATATTATCAATATCTCCATTACAATGTATTTCATATTCAGTCCAAGTATTATCATCACTTGTTATTTTTCTTGCGTTATATTGAAAATCTATAACAGCTTCCATTTCTGGAAGTTTTGATTTGCTAATAATTACTAGTTCTCTATATTCTTTATTTCTTACATAACCGGTCACATATAATCCATTAAAATCTCTTCTTAATAAATTTCTTATATGATATGCTACAACTTCAATAATATACATTTATATAGTATATATACCAATATTTGTTTAAATTGATTTTTTGTCATAACTTCTTATAAACTATAATTATTTTTAACTATAAAAAGTAAAAAATTATAAATTATAAAAATCTATAAAATCTTTGGTGAAAATATCTCTCACTTTATAAGAGTTATGACAAATTCTTTATTCTAACGATTATTATCAAAAAATTCTTGATAAGCTGGAGGAAGCATATTTTTCATATGATAATTTTCACCATATGGTTGAGACCTCATAGCTGGTGGAAGCATAACATCTTGAGATACTAAAGAACCTCTACCTCTAATAAGGTTTCTATCATTCATTCTTGCTTTCAATCCAGTACCTCTTGAAGGAGGAGCCATTGGACTATCCCAATATTGCTTTTCAACACCTCCGTGTAATAAACCATCAACAAATCTTTTATCAAGACCTGCTAATTGTCTATTAGCCAATAGAGAACCTCTAGTTTGTAAATTCAAACCATCAAACCCACTACCAGCATATAATCCTTTACCAACAGCTGTAGTAGGTGATGCATCCTTTGGTTTTTTCATCGCTCCTTTAACACCGCCTTCAAGGCCGCCCATTATAGCGTCTTTAGCTTGGGGTTTCTGTGAAAAATCAGTCTTATATAAAGCTCCAGTACTAGCTCCTGCAGCGATATTAGCTTGTCTTTCATCCATACCTTGAGACATAAGAGCCATTTTCATACCCTCTTCTACCGCTTTTTTTGGAATAGCTTTTTTGACAGTTTCAAATTTTCCACCCCAATCTTGTTTTTTAGCAGTTCTATCTAATGTTTGAAAACCCTTTTTCATTTTTCTTCCAGCTTTCTTAAATGCTTTACCAACTTTAACTTTACCACCGGCAAATAACCCGGTTCCTTCCATAGAAGCCAATGATGTATCAGCGGTTTCCAAAAGAGCTTGATGTTGCTCTGGGCTCATTCCTCTATTTATTTCAATTTCTTCAGGAGTTAATTGAATTTCAGCTCCTTTTGATTTAGAAAAAGCTCTAGTTAAAATATTATAATTTTCAGGACTTACAATTACATTGCAACCCTTACCATATTTAACCCTTACTTTATGTCCGTTTCTTAATCTAGACATTTGTCTTGGTGAAATACCTAATCCAACAATATTCATTATATAATGAATATTAGTTGTATATATTTAAATTGTTTATTTATATGTTATTATCTCATTATTAAGCAGATTTAAATTCTAGCACCAGTGTATAAATCAACTCTTACTTCAGTTTCATATTCAATAAATACCCAAAGATTAATAGTATTAGGAGTATTATTTAATCCTGTAATTTGAACTGATTTAGGAACGGATTTTTCAACTGGAAGCATTCTTTCAACATTAACATAGTAATAACAAGCAGAGTTTTGGAATGCCATAAAATCAATTAATCCAGAAGTCAAACCATCAGTTAAACCACCATTAACAGCGTTTTCACCATATAGTTGATTGACAAATTCTTCCCAGTTATATCTTTGAGTGTTATAAATAGCGTTTTGTCCGCTAATTTGAATATTGAAATTAGTCAAAGAAACAAGAGGAGCAGTAGTTCCACAACCAGCAGTATCAAAAGGAGACTGCCATTCATTAGTCATAGTAGTAGTGCCGGAATTTGGTACAGAGTTTAAAAATGGAATAATCAAAACAGATTTAATATTAGCAATACCATTGGTGACAAGAGCATTAATATTAGCATTAGCACCTTGATTTAATACTTGATATTGATAAATATCAGTGTATCTAATAGTTTTTGGTGATGATGATAAATATGCTTCTTCAAATGTAGGGTTGAATGAATAAGCTGGAACATAAAGATAAATAGATTGAGCTATTCTTCCTTGATAAGCTTCCATACCATTCAAACCCAAAACTTTGGAACCAATAGACAAATCATAATTGACCGTACCTTCATTAGCACCGTAAGCTGTATTAAGCCAAGAAGAACCAGTGTCAATGGAAGGGATTAAAATAGGATTTACACCACCAACAGGAATGCTTGGAACATCTTGTGTTATAAATGTACCATTTTGAACTTTCACTGTTTGTTTAGTATTATTAAGATTTAATGTTAGTTTCATAAAGACACCTTTAAGCAATGGAATCATATTAAAGAATGATGCTAAATGTCTTAAATAAATAATACCCATAATATTCGCTTGAAATATAGGAGAATTGCCAGCATTAACGGTTTTTGCACTTCCACCTTGGATAATATATGATTTCCAAATATTAGTACTTTGGTTAGCAGATAATAAAGTATCATATTGCCATACACCAGCATAAGCTTCGGGGTTATACATAATCCATTTAGTTCTCATTGTTAAACCTTGATTTCCACCGGTACCATTATTACCATACGCATCATAATTTTGACTAACAACACCTGCTGTATATGAAGCGAATGAAGGCATTTGATTATTACATATACCAAAACCAGTAGTAGTAGCTGTATTACCACTATTTTCAAATGAATTGAAATTATCAGGATAAAAACCAATAGTGGCACCCATAGTAGCTACATCAGCATAAGATAAAGATGTCAAAAGTTTAAAAATATTCCACATATTAACAAATGGTGTTTGTTGAATAATAGTTGTTCCATTATAGTCAAGAGTTAAAGAGTGGATAATAGTACCAAACCAGTTTTTAAGACCAAAACTGTAGTCATTTATTTCAAAATTAGCTACTGTATTATTGGTACCATTAATTGTTAAAAGAAGAGGTACAGCTAAGTAAGCTTCTCTATAGCTCATCCATTTATTAGAGTTTGACAATTGTGAAGTGTCAATAATAGATTGATTAGATTGATAGTTAGTATTCATATTATCCATAATATTAACCCAATCCTTTCTAATGAAAATATTTGGTGTTCCTTCTACTTCTTGAGATAAGTCATAAACAAGTTTATCACACATATTATTATAATACTATATAATATGTAAATATTTAAATAGATTTTTTAAATAAGTTTATCATCAATTCAAAAACTCATAGTTATGTTTTTCTTTTTAGGAACACCAGTCTTTTTATCAATATTAAGATTTGATAATCTATGAGCTATTTTATCAGCTAAACCTTCACCTTTAGTACTTTTAGTTGTTTCTCTTTTATGAGTAAAAGGGTCAATACCTGTAGCATCAGTATAAGCTTCAGGTGAAGCATATGATGATTGGCCACCCATTCCACCATCAAGTAAAACTGAACCAATACCTTTACCAGAATATTGACCTTTTGATAGTGGTTTATAGGATGCGTTAGAAAGTGGAATTTTAACAATATTTCTTCTAGACATTATATTATATCCATATATAGTGTTCTATATTTAAATTAAGAAAAAGGCATATTATTTATTTCACTTTGAACTGTTATAGATGGTATTAGACTTATAGGAATATCAGGTGAAATTGTAAAATCAGTATCAGTTGGAAGAGATACAGGGTCTGTATTAAATTCAATAAAATTATCAGGTGTTGCGGTTCCTGTTAATTGAATTATAATATCTACAACAGTGTCATATAAAGGGAATTTTTGTGTAGGATTAACAACTCTATATTTCTTTCCTAAACTTCCTTCATCAAGTATATGGATATAAATAGCTATTAAGTCAAGGACTGAAACCCACAAATCATTATGAGTTTGCCATTCAATTGATAATGGAACTTTTTGTCCTGCTTGAATAGCTAATTGAACTCCCCAAAAAACATCTTGTTTATGTTGGTTTATTCCTCCAAAAATATGAGATGGATAAATTGATGTAATAGGCATTTCTAAAGCATATTTAAAAATTATTTCACTAGCCATTGTTTTAGTTGTATCATAACTATTAAGAACATAACCTAAATTTTGATATGGTGTTTCATCATTCATACCATTTCCATTAATATAACTAATCATTGATGATTGATATAATATGTGTTCTATTTGAGAAGAAGTACAAAATGGTTTAAGAATATCTAAACAAGCAATAAGGCTTAAAAGATTGTTTTTAATAAAATAAGTTTGGTTTGTAGGTTGGTAGGGTAGATACGCTGCTAAAATTAAAACATAATTTATATCAGGTCTTGAGTTAAGTAATGCGTTCATTGCTTTTGCGTCATTCATATTACATTGAATAAAACTATATCTTGAAGCATCATTTCTTATTGTTGAATTAATATTATCAGCGCTAGAGCCTAAAGATGTCAAATTATCAGCATTTACAATATTAAGATTAGGTTGATTATTATAAATATAGTCAATAAAATTTGAACCTACATATCCTGCTCCACCAATGATTAAAATTGTTCCAGTAATTGATGTCATTATTTATATAGTATTATATAAATATATGCTTAAACTTTATTCATTTTGTTCCCTTTCTTTGTTTAATATTTTCTTATAGTTTAGAAGTTGTTTTTGTATAGCTTCTAAAGATTTAATTTTACTTTCTTTCTCTTTATCAGTTGTAGAAGATGATTTAACATCATTAAAATGTTTAGTTCTATCTTCTTCTAATTCACTCAACCATTGGTTAATTTTTTGTTCGTTAATTTTATAATCTTGTTTCATCGTATATATTATATACTATATATATTTCTTTAAA